CCGCCGACGGATTTTGAGGAGCAGAAGGTGTCTCTGGCATTGTAAACTCTGTTTATTTGTGATGTAATACATGTCCGTCATCTTTCAAGACAAAAGATTGTGACGCGGCAAAGATGGGAAGATTTTTCATACCTCCAACATGCATGCAAAATGCTAAATAACGCGTATGTTATTTAGTTGCTTCACCAGAGCAATTAAGAAACATTTTTGCGGCTTAATTGCTTCAACAGAGCAACTAAGAGACATTTTCTCGGCTTAATTGCTTCATCAGAGCAACTAAGAAACATTTTTGCGGCTTAATTGCTCTATCAGAGCAACTAAATAACGTTCCCGTCATTTAATATTTTCCGCCCAAGCAATCCCCCCGCAACTCCGTACACGTCCCTCTCGATCCCAAACGAGGACGTTGCAAAAACGCAGAAAGGGTTTGTGGGGCTTAAAATGATGTATGCGGATCGGCATGTGCCTTGTATGTCTGCGAAAAGGCTTGCTGCCGTTTGGCATGTGTCTCGTTTGTATGAAAAAATCTATGGAGGCTTTGTTTTCTGATCTCTTATCTTCTTTTCTTTCCTTGATGAAAGAAAAGAAAGCAAAAGAAAATCAAGGCGATGATCGCCTTCTATTTTTCCGGGTACTGGATAGGTGGAATGAATCGGTGTTGCCGTTTGACATGTGTCTCGTTTGTCTACAAAAATCTATGAGGACTTTGTTCACTGGCCTCTATCTTCTTTTCTTTCCTTGATGAAAGAAAAGAAGGCAAAAGAAAATCAAGGCGATGATCGCCTTCTATTTTTCCGGGTACTGGATAGGTGGAATGAATCGGTGCTTCCGTTTGGCGGGATGTTTGATAGGTAGAATGAATCGTTGCTACCGTTTGGCATGTGTCTCGTCTGTCTACGAAATTCTATGAGGGCTTTGTTCTCTGATCCCTTATCTTTTTTTTTTTTTTTTTTTTAAAAAAAAAAAGAAAAAAAAAAAAAAAAAAACACCCCCCCCCCCCCCCGAGGGGGGGATTGAGAGCGAGCGCATCGAGTTAGAGGCGATAGAGGATACTTCGCTTCGCTCTATGGTTAGCTCGCTAATGTACCCTAGCTCCGATATGCGAGATTATGGCAAGGTGTGGAAGGCGCTCTATGAGGAGGCGACTGCAGGCGATGAGTACTTCGCTAAGCCTATGGTGCTAAGTCGTGCGATATGCAGAGATGGGCAGGAGCTCTTCTTCGCGCTGATGCCCGACCGCCCAGATGGCAATGCAAAGGAGCGCCCCACGATAGCCACCACGCTAAATGCAATAGCACTCTTCAAGAAGATGCTGGAAGAGGCTAAGGCGTCCACCTTCCTCCGAGGCAACAAGGCTATGGCGAACCTATCGTGGTTGGTCAAAGCTGACAACTTTGCCAAGGTCGTAGAGGGGTGCTATCGAGACAACCACGCCTCTAAGCCCTCCTCACCTCCTCCAGCTTCGCACGGCTACTCCAACGACATGTGGGCGAAGGAGAAGGCGGAGCAGGCCAGCCGAGAGGAGAGCGATGAGGTGAAGGCGTACAAGGCTAAGACGGCCGAGATGGCAAGGCGTGTAATGAGTGAAATGAAAGTTAGATAATGAACAACGCAGAGCAACCACCGCAGAAGACAAGTGCACTCCCCCTCGCCTCAGACTTCGTGAAGAAGATACAAGCGGAGCGCATCGAGGGGCTACCTACAAGGCAAGTGTACGACGTGTACAAAGAGATTGACATAAGCACCGCCTTTAGCTACATCGTGGCACTCGGTCAGCGGGCTACCCCCAACTTCGAGCTAGACGAGATTAGCACCGGAGCTTACATCAAGGCCGTTTCGTGGCTACTGGCTCTACCTCACCCAGAGATAGACGACCCGATGAAGGGGTTGCTTGTGATGGGCGAGACAGGCACAGGGAAGACGATGCTGGTATCTCTCCTCCGAGAGCTTAGCGATATGCTGGGATTGCACCGCCCATTCTACGATGGCGGTAGTAGTCGCAGGGTGATGAAGCCCTTCCTCTGGAATGGCGACACGCACGCCCTATGGCATATGTCGGACTATATCGACAGCGAAGATGGCAGGTATACAGCGCTAAGCTACCGAGTACTTCACATCGGCGACCTCGGCAGTGAGCCAGCTACCTTCCAGCGGTACGGAAACAAAGCGAGCCTCGCAGACCTCATCAACCGGCGCTCAGACTTTGGCTACAGAGATGCGCCGATTGTTGCCACCACAAACCTCCCGTGGTCAGAGCTACAGCGCTACGGCGATAGAGCTGTATCACGACTTCGAGGCGACTGCATCGAGATACAGCTTGTCGGAGTGCCAGACCATAGAAAGCAACGGAAAGACATATGGCAATAACACCTCCCAACAAGATAGAACTGCCACCAGAGCTCCTCGATGAACTGGAGCGAATGGTGATGGAGGAGGGGATGATAATCTCAAAGGCATGCGAGGAGTACGCATCAAAGATTGGTGCGACATCATCCATCGTGTACTCTCGGTTCACAGGGCACCCAAACTACAGCGAGATAAAGCTGGTGAGTTTACAAAACGCAACTCACAATAGGAGCAGTGGCGATGAGGGTGGCTGGGACAAGACCCCTTTTACCAACTTCTGGACGCTTGACGAGTGGAAGCGCAGGGGGCTAATCAAGGCATCAGAATAGACGCAATTTAATTCACATAGACATGAACGAATCGAAAATTACTGGACGAATTTTACAAGCCCTCCCTCTTCGCACTGGGACGAGCAAGGCGGGGAACCAATGGCAGGTGCAGGAGTATATCCTCGAGACGCTGGGGGAGTACCCCAAGAAAGTGTGCTTTGAGGTGTTCGGCGACAATGTGGCCAAGTACCCCGTGCAGGTGGGTCAGGAGGTAACTGCTTTCATCGACATTGAGAGCCGAGAGTTTAACGGGCGATGGTACACCTCTGTCAGAGCGTGGAAGATTGAAAGCGGGGTTACTCTTCCAGAGCATCAGGCACAGCCAGGACAAGCTCCTGCCACGGCAAAGGTGAATACACCCCCACAAGCCCCAGTGAAATCTGACGCACTTCCGTTCTAATGAGTACTGCGACTACCACGAAGAAGCCTCTTATCATCGGGATTGACCCAGATACGGAGGCTTCTGGGTGGGCGGTCATCAACCTCAATGACCGCTCCGTACATCTCGAGACGATATCATTTCTTAGGGTGCTTGACCTGCTCGATGAATGGCGATGCGAAGAGGACGAGAAGTACCTCGACACTGAATACTCCTACCGCTTTGTCCTCGAGGACATCTGGAGTACCGCCCACAACTGGCACGCATCACCAAAAGATAACCACAGAGTGGTAGCCAAGAAGGGGTACAGCCTCGGTCGGTGCGCTATGGTTGGCGAGCTTCTCCGAGATGCGATACAGGCAAAAGAGTTCCCGATCATCTGCCAAAAGCCACTGCTCAAGCACTGGAGAGGACAAGACGGAAAGATCACCCACTCTGAAATACTCGAAGTATGCAGGCGTCACAATCTTACGCTACCTAAGAGTAAGCTCGCTCGCACCAACCAAGAGGAGCGAGATGCACTACTCCTCGCTATCCACCACATCGCAACACCTACCAAACTATTTGACAAATGACAATCACACTACTACTCTTACTTTCTGCAGGCCTGCTCGTGATGGCCTACCTCATCTGGACGCTACACTCACGCCTGCGCCTTCTTGAGCGGATGGACGACACTCGAAAGAGAGAGGCACGAGATCTATCTAAGATGCAGGGCGAGGTAGAGCACTACTTCTCCTTCGTCAGCGAACAGCAACACAAGCTACTCGAGATGCTGGGCAAGGTCAATGACGTCACCCTCAAGCTCGCAGAGAAGGTGCTTGCCAAGGGCGAGTACCAAGCCCCCACGGCAAAGCCCGCCACGCTGGAGCGTGTGCCACGACCACTGCGCACGAAGCCCGCAAAACAGCAACCCTATCAAGGTGGCGATCAACACCAAATCAATGATAGAGATAGGAAGCTTTTAACTGCTGGAGAAAATGAAAGATGAAAGTACTATCACTCTTTGACGGGATGAGCTGCGGGCAAATAGCCCTGCGAGAGCTGGGCGTGCCTATTGAGCGTTACTACGCCAGCGAGATTGACAAGCACGCTATCAAACAGACGCAGCTTAACTTCCACGAGACTATCCAGCTCGGAGACGTAGAGAAGTGGCGGGAGTGGAACATTGAGTGGGAGGAGATAGACCTCCTTCTCGCTGGCTCACCCTGCCAAGGCTTCAGCTTAGCTGGTAAAATGCTTGGTCACGATGACCCACGAAGTAGGCTGTATTGGGTGTTCCTCGACATCCTGCACCACGTGCAAAAGCTCAACCCTAACGCAAAGTACCTCCTTGAGAATGTGCGAATGCGCCCAGCAGACGAGGTGAGGATAAACGAAAGCCTTGGCATTAGACCCGTTGTGATTAACTCCGCCCTTGTGTCTGCACAGAATAGAGTGCGCCTATATTGGAGCAACATACAGACGAAGAGCGAGGGGCTATGGGGCGAGCTGCTCACGGATATACCCCAGCCAGCCGACCGAGGCATCTACATCGGAGACATCCTCGACGATGAAGTGGATGAGAAATACTATATGCGCAATCTCTCTCTCAACGAGGATGCCCTTGAAAGCATAGGTACTACGCAGGAAGTGCAGGCAGCGGACGTAGTCAAGCTCGACAAGAAGCTAAAGCCAAAGGCTCAGCAAGACAAGGCCTCTTGCCTAACAGCTGGAGGGCATAGCGGAGGCAACCACTCCGATATGGACATTCTTTATATTCGAGACCCTTGGCTTCGGAAGAACCTCCGAAACCCAAGCGATAAAGCGAACGCCCTTCTATCGTGCTCGTACAAAGGAGCTCGCGCAAATGGGATGAGCGTTGTCCCTGGCACTTGGCGTACGCACATGGATGGGCAGGGCTTCCGCCCGACAACTGGAGGTAAAGCCCCGTGCATCCCCGCAAGGGCGAGGAACGACGGCAGTGGGCAGCCCGTGGCTAAAATAGGCTGTATGCTCCGTAGACTCACTCCCACCGAATGCGCACGCTTACAGACTATCCCCGACTGGTACAAGTGGGGCTGTTCAGACACACAAGCCTACAAGATGCTCGGCAACGGGTGGACGGTTGAGGTCATAAAACACATCTTATCACACATCGTCAAATAGCAACGAATATGAACGCAACTACATCTATCGTACCGCACTTTAGTGCATTCGCTGACTTCTCACGCTTCTGCCACGAGCGGGCGGTAGCTAAGGGCTTTTGGGATGAGCCACACCTGAGGTCGCATTACTTCGTCCTCGCTGATGACGAACTTTCCGAGGCTGTGGAAGCCGATCGCATCGGGAGGTGGGCTAAGCTCACCCCCGAGCGGATAGAGGAGCTTCGGGGGCTTGAGGGCGCAGCATACGCACAAGCATTCCTCCGCCTTGTTAAGGACACCGTGGAGGACGAGCTGGCGGACGCAGTGATACGCCTCGCAGACCTCTATGGGCGAATACTCGAGGAGAAGCCAAGACTGCAAAACAAGAGACTGGAAGACGAGTATGTACCAAGAGCTGAATGCCTCGCCGAGTGGCCTCTTACGAAGGCTGTTTACAGAGCGAAGTGTATACTATTCGATACCGCTTGGGCTGACAACTCAATCATCCGTCGGGCGGTCTTTCTGATAGTGACCTACGCCAGCTCCATCGGCATCGACCTGATGACGCACATAGAGCTGAAACTAAAGTACAACGCCACACGCCCTGCGAAGCACGGGAAGAAATACTAACAGATATGGCGCAAGAAATACTGAAAGATAAAAGCAACAGGTGCGTCTATGCGACAATAGGTGCATCGAGCCATTCGGATGAGGATAGAGTGATAAACGACTACTACGCTACAGACCCAAACGCCCTGGAGCAGCTTCTCAAATTCGAAGTATTCCACGAAAAAGTGTGGGAGCCAGCTTGCGGAGGTGGGCATCTGAGCTGTGTCCTCGAAGCTCACGGATACTCTGTTCGCAACAGCGACATCGTGGACAGAATGGGCGGTGGCGTAGAGATACTCGACTTCATCGAAGGAGATACAGGGGTGTGGGAAGGCGACATCATCACCAACCCTCCATACTCCTTCGCACAGGAGTTTGTCGAGAAGGCTCTCTCTACAGTCGTCGATGGGTCAAAGGTGGCAATGTTCCTAAAGCTTACTTTCCTGGAAGGGAAGAGGCGGAAGGAAATGTTCGCAAAGTATCCACCGAAGAGAGTGTATGTATTTAGCCACCGCGTTACCTGCGCAAAGGGTGGCGACTTCGCTTCTACGAAGAGTAGCGCAGTCGCTTATGCATGGTTTATCTGGGAAAAGGGGTATAGCATGGATACTATCGTTCGATGGATATAATAAATCAGAAAGAACAATGACAACGGACAACATCATCGACCTGCTCATCATCGACTGCGGTGTGCTATTTGTGTGGGCGCTCGCAGCGACGCTCACGCTGTTGCACGAACGCAGGGAGCGAGAGCCAAAGGCAACCACCGCCACCGCACCCGAAGCGGAGGACGTGACACCAACCGAGATACCCGAGAATGACAAGGACTGGGGCGTGCGCCATGACTATGTAGAGCGGATGCGCACAGAGATAGTCAAGCGCTTGGATGGTAGTCCAGTCTGCTACGTGCGCATCGAGAATGGTGTCAAGGGCGGGGCTCTCACCCACGGAGAGGCGCACGCACTACTCCTGCCATTCTTGCAGAAAGGCTACTACGCCTACCGAGAGCTAACGGGCTGGACAGGTGACAAGGTCACCCGCTTCCGAGTGACGAAGCACCGAGACGCTGAGCCTACCGCTCTCGAGATCACCGAAGAGTTGCTAATCAAGAATGTACAGCTATGACTATGATGATCGAAACATCCACCGCCACCCTCTTAGTGGCCTACGTTGTCTCAGTCGTGTTGTGCGTGCTCCTCTATTTACGCTGTGTGGCTTTAGAGTGTGAGGTGGACGTAGTCAAAGAGTCCAAGGACGACCTGCGGGAGAGTATGAGCAATATCAACCGCTACCTCCAACAGCAACTTGAGCAGGTGAAGAAGGAGAAGCGCGAACAACGCAAGAAGTTCACGGCCGAGATACACATCCTCCGCACCCAGCTCCACCAACTGAGGAAGGAGCAACAGAAGCAAGACAACTAAATACAAACAGCTATGAACAGAGAACAAAAAGAGAAACTGACAGCGTGGTGCCTCAACCTGCTTGTCACCTATCGTATCGACTTCTTCCGAGGATTAGTGCTATCGGACACGGTGAACTTCTTTAACATGGAAGACCCAGACCGAATAGAGGTAGCGATAGAGAGCTGCCGCGGAGCCGACAACCTCGGCTTTGCGCCCGATCAGAAGGACTACACCGAGCTACTCAGAGAACTACGGGAGATAGCAAAGGAAGTGCCTCTAAGCGACACTGCGCAGAGCGCCATCACCTTCGTCTTCGGTGGTGAATGGGGGGAAGCGATAGAAGCCCTCGACAAGCTGAGGAGCGAATGCAAGCATAACTAACCACGAGTGCGCCCTGCTGGCGGCTTGCCGCACGCGAGACCTTCACGCGCCTCGAACGGCAGGGCGCACTCACTAAACGCAAGAGATATGGACGCAATAGCAATAGTAGCAATGCTCGTGATAGCCTTCCTCGTAGGCCACACCATAGGAGCAACAAGCAACAAGAAGAAGAGAAAGCCAGCGGACGAAGACCCCGACATAGAGCAAAACGACCGAAAGTGGGAGATCAATGAGGAGCGCCTCAAGAAGCTCAGAGCCGAGATCACCCAAGCAATCAAAGAGAAGGGGGAGTACATGTTTGATAGAAAAACGGACAAGGGATATGAGGGTCTCCGCCTCAACGATGGAGAGCTATACGAGCTGCTGAAGCCTTTTCTCCGAAAGGGTTATTTCGTCGATCGTCACACCGACAGGTTCATACACCTAAATGACTATTTCGAGGTATCAAAGCACAGAGGCAGTTACAGCGAAATATGGGGCGTCACCGAGGCAGATCTCGAGCATGTACTATAACACTAATCAACACAACGAACTATGACACGAGAAGATATTGAAAAGGCACTAAAGATGCCTGAATGGATGGATGATGAGGACGACAACGGCAATCCTATTATCTCAGCAACAATCGGCACTCACGAAGCTCTAATCAAGGAGAAGATCGATGGCACGGTCTTGCTTGTTATCCGCTGCTGGCTTGATGACCAGGTGGATGGAAAATACAAGGGCTTGACCATGGAGGAAGCCAAGGCAAAGGCTCGCGAGATACAGGTGGATGACGTGTGCAATGACTTTAATCTTGACTAACTATGACAAGAGAAGAACTACTGAAAGCCCTCCGACCGCTCGAATGGCGAAAGCTGATGGGCATCCTTAGGGCGACATACAAAGCAGACCAATTCATAGACGGGGAGGCGTTCATCAGCGAGGTGTACCCGAAGTGGACTACCTCCTTCGACAACGTGGAGTACGACACTTTGGCGGAGGCTAAGCAAGCAGCCGAGGAGTACCGCAAGGAGAAGATACTATCACACTTTAATATCGAATAGAAATGACATGAGAAGGCAGAAGATAGCTGACGAGTTACGCCCTATTCAATGGTGGAAAGACGATGACGACCTCCTAATAGCGGAAGTAGGGCTAAAGTACAAGATCTTCATCCGAAAGGAGGGGAATGGTTTTGTCGTGTTCAGCTCGACAGATGACGGGTTCACGGATGGGTTCAGGGAGTATTGCGATACACTTGAGGACGCTAAAGTTGAAGCCCGAATATACCAAGTGGAGAAAGTACGTAGTATGTTCATAAACAACAAGAAATGACACGCGAAGAAGTAAAAGCCCAGCTGGCTAAATGCCCGCTGGAGTGGAGTGAGGATAACAATCCAGGCAAAGCTGTAACCACCCCTTTTTACATATCGTGGGGGACGACTTTGCAATATGAAATAGTGGGAGGAAAGCTTTACATACGCGGATCGGTTCTCTCAGAAAAAGCGTTTTGTGTAGGACTGTATCACAAAGGGCAAGATCCGAAAGCCATAGCCGAAGCCCACCTCCTCGATCTCATCTGCCGACCGCTCGGCATTAACGACTAACCTCAATGAGTAGCACCACGAACTAAAGGAGTAAAATTCAAGGAGTAAAGGGGCGGAATAGGTTAACGAAAAGCCCATTTGCTTAACATATCCACACCAATAGGTTAACGAAAACGCAAATACTTAACAGATGGAACTATTCATCGCACGAGTTGCATACAGCAACATTGACGACAAGAAAACCACGGAGACGCACCTTGTGGATGCACTCTCCTACGCAGAAGCAGAAGCCAAGGTGTTAGACCACCTTGCCAGCCTCTCCTCTGATGCAGTAGAGATAAAGAGCCTCAAGCCACTCGGGGTGTCCGAGGCTATCGGGCTTGACGTAGACGGAGAGAGCTATCACTACTATATCGTTGGGCTTACGGACGGCAGGGGTAAGGCGACATCACAGAGGGTGCTGGTAAAGGAACTGGGAGTGGTCGAGGCTTGCCACACCGCAGAGAGCGGTACGGACAGCGTGGCTACCTCGGTGCGCTTGATTGATGCAGTCGGACTAATCAGATAAGGGTATGGACGCAAAGTCACGCATCAAATGGACGACGCTCCCCAGGGGCTTGCAGATTGGCATAGACGAAGCCACCGGGGCTATCTTCTCGATGAAGGGTACACGCCTCTCGATCGACTTCCACGGAGTGTTCTCCGATAAGTACGGCAAGGCGGTAGCAGAGGCGTTCCTCGATGCACTACACGCACACCGAAGGAGTAACTAATTTACTAAGCCTATGGGAAAGACTGATACTACTTACGCCGCTAAGAAGCGTCTGTACCAGCAGAGGTCGTACATCAACCTCGAGGAGCAAACAGAGCGGGAGCGGTGCCTCGATGCCGTAAAGGCTCGGATGATAACAGAGAAGAAAGCGCAGGGACGACTGCACCGAATAGTCCTAAAGCGCGGCTACTCGACTATCACCATCGAGACAACAACGCCAGATAAGTATCACTCTGCAATAAAGCAGGGATTAATCTAACGGAAAAGGGGCGCACTGTCCCTTTTTTCGTATCTATACGTAAGTAGCTGATAGCAAATAACAAGACTATGGATAAAAAGGCGGAAAAGAAGTCAAAGGGGACGGCAGCTGAAAAGGCTAAGCTCACCCGAGGCCGGAAGAAAGGGCCAAGCCCAGAGGGGAGCGAAGCCAAGCGAGCCAAGGACGCACGAAAGCAGAAGATGCTGGAAGCCCTCGCTTCAAGCAGGGGGATTATCCACCCAGCCTGCGAAGTCGCAGGTATTGCTCGATGCACGTTCCACCGCTGGATGAATGAGGACGCCGAGTTCGCAAGCGCAGTAGATGCACTTCGTGAGATACAGGTAGACCACGTAGAGAGCGCACTGATGAACAAGATAGACGAAGGCGATGTGACCTCCATCATCTTCTACCTCAAGACGAGAGGGCGCTCCAGAGGCTACAGCGAACGCACAGAGGTCACTGGTGCGGGCGGTAAGGATTTGATACCATCTATCCGAGTGGAGATTGTAGACGCAGATGACGATAAGGGCGAATAAGATCGTGCGCATCCTCGACAGGGCTCTGCGGGCAGGGAAGACGGTTATCTCTGCCCAAGGTTCGTCACGCTCTGGGAAGACGTACAATATCCTCATCTACCTAATCACCTACCTAGCCCAGCACCCTAAGACGCGCCTAACGGTTGTCCGTGGTACGCTCCCAGCCCTCAAGGGCTCGGTGCTTATCGACTTCAAGGAGATACTGCTCCGCATGGAGCTGTGGTATGAGAAGGCGTTCAACAAGAGCGAGCTTATCTACACGCTCCCCAACGGCTCGGTAGTAGACTTCATCAGCACCGACAGCGAACAGAAGCTCAGAGGGCGCAAGCGTGACGTGCTATTCGTCAATGAGGCGAACGAGCTACTGGAGATAGAATGGCAACAGCTACGAATGCGCACCACCCGCTTCTGTGTACTCGACTACAACCCCTCATTCAGCGAAGACCACTGGCTCTGCGCACTCAACGGGGACGAGCGCACGCACCACTTCATCACCACCTTCCGTGACAACCCCTTCTTGGAGCAGACTATCATCGACAACCTACTATCCTTGAAGGAGACCAACCCCAGTCTGTGGCGTGTGTATGGCGAGGGGCAGCAGGCGCAGGTGGAGGGGCTTGTGTATCCCTCCCACGAGGTTATCGATGCGCTCCCCGAGGGACTGCGCCATATCCGTGTGGGTATGGACTTTGGGTTCACCAACGACCCTACCGCTGCTATCCTTGTAGGCTATACAGATGACGCCCTCTACCTCGATGAGCTTATCTACCAGTCTGGCCTATTCGCCTCAGACATTGCCGACCTGCTACGAGCTGGAGCAAAGGGTGTGAAGGTGATAGCCGATAGCGCAGAGCCTCGAACGATAGCCGAGATAGCACGCAGGGGGGTAGATATCCACCCAGCAACCAAGGGGGCTGATTCGATTAAGGCTGGTATCGACAAGATGCGCTCAATGAAAATCTACGTGACCAAGCGATCCAACAACCTCCGCAAGGAGCTACGCAGCTACACGTGGAGGCAGTCGCACGATGGCAGATGGCTTGACCAGCCTATCGATGCGTTCAACCACGCTCTCGACGCGGTGCGCTATGTCGTGCTCACCGAGATACTGGACAAGAAAAAGCGGGCAAAGCTCGACAAGGGAAAGATATACAGACTAGCATACTAACCAACCAACTATGGCAACGACTGAAACAAAGACAGCAGACGCTATACTCCAGCGTGTAACAGAGATTACTATCGGGGAAGAGGTGTACAAGGTGGCACCCCCAACGCTCGCCACACTGATAAGCGTGAGTGATGAGCTGAGCAAGCTCCCCGATGAGATGCTCGAGCCAGTGAGCGAGGACAGCTCGGCAGCTATCACCGCACTACGTACGGCACGGCACGCCCACGGATTGTCACGAGCTATCTCTTTGCTCATCCTCGGTGCGCCTGCTCCATTCCCCTCGATGCTGGAGCGTGTGCTTCGCCTGCTCAAGGGCGACCCAGTGGAGAAGCTCGCACGAAAGATTGAGGCGAAGCACGGGGTATCCGACCTCGCTCTCGCGTTCCTGCGACTTACAGAGCGTTTGGAGGTGCGTGATTTTTTCGCTCTTACCACTTTCCTCAGCGCAATAAGAGTGGCGAAGCCGACGAAGGTGGAACAGAAAACGACAGCCCGTGGGTATTAATAGCGTCTGCGACTAAGTACCTCGGGGTGACACCCGAGTATCTCCTCTACAAGATGAGCTACCAAAACTTAGTGCTCTACCTCGCCACCGCACCAAGCTACAAGGAGGGCGGCAAGCCAGCTGAGGAGGTGAAGGACGCAGCGACATTAACGAATGATGATTTAAAGGATTTCTACTTATGAGCAATACCCCAATAGATGGCGGGCTTGATTTCAAGGTCACACTGGACGATAGTCAAGCAAAGGCAAAGAGCCAAGAGCTGCAGCAAGAGTTCGGTAGGATAGGCAAGAAGGCTACCGAGGCGGGCACGGACATTGACGCACTCACCGCCAAGATGTCGCAGGGCTTCGGAGAGGTCGCCACGGCAGCCACGACTGCAGGTAACAACATAGGCGCAGCCCTTGCAAGCATGGATAAGAAGCTCTCCATGCTCACCCCTGCTATTGGCAAGATGGGCAAGGAGATCACTACCGCCCTCGATGGCGTGGTGGAAAAGACCGAGCCTATCGAGGCGTCTGTGTCGCAGATGGAGGGTTCGTTCTCTCGAGTAGGGCAGACGATAGCGGCGACCTTCGGGACGACAGCACTACTGGGCTTTGCTCGTAGCATCATTCAGACACGTGCGGAGTTCCAAGGATTCGAGGCTTCGTTTACTACGTTCCTCGGCTCGGCTCCAAAGGCTAAGGAGATGCTAAGCGAGCTTACCCGCTTCGGAGCGGAGACGCCTATGGACTTGAGCGATCTTGTCCGTGCGTCACAGACGATGCTATCCTTCGGGATTGAGGGGAGTAAGGTCGTGCCTATCATCAAGCAGCTAGGCGACATATCGGGTGGTTCTGGCGATAAGCTACAAAGCCTCTCCCTCGCCTTCTCTCAGATGAGTAGCACTGGGCGTCTAACGGGGCAAGACCTAAACCAGATGATTAACGCAGGATTCAACCCCCTTGCTGAAATCTCACGCACCACTGGGCAGTCTATGGCGGAGCTTAAGAAGGCTATGGAGGAAGGAGCTATCTCTATCGAGATGGTCGAGGGCGCACTGCAGAGCGCAACGAGTGCGGGTGGTCTGTTCTATGGCAACCTCGAGGGGCAGAGTAAGACACTGCGAGGTCAGCTGGGAGCGCTCTCAGATGCCTACGAACAGATGCTTAACCAGATGGGCGAGCGCACCGAGGGTATCATCGGTGCTGGCATCGGAATTGCGACTACTGCCGTAGAGAATTGGGAGGTGCTGGCTAAAGCTATCTTCGCAGCGGTCACCGCTGTTGGTGCTTACAAGGCGGTAATTATGGCTACCGCAGCCCTCGAGAAGGCACGCTCCGCCTCTGTGTGGGTGGCAGAAGCCCGAAGCCTTGAAGCCCTGCTAAGCGCGGAGAGCCTTGCGATGGTGCAGAAGCAGGGGCTTACCATTGGCACGGAGGCTTACACGCTTGCTCTGCGTAAACAGCTGGTGACGCAACAAGCCGCAGTAGGTGTTACGGTCACCGAGGCGCAACTCAACGCCATTGCCACGGCGAGCAAGACGACAGAGGCTACCGCCACGGGGGTACTCTCCGCAGCAAAGACCACGCTTACAGGGGTGACCGCTCGACTTAATGCGGTGCTGATGGCGAACCCTTACGCCTTAGCCGCTGCCGCAGTCGCTGCACTGGCGTATGGTATCTATGAGCTGGTGACCTATGAGACGGCAGCCGAGGAGGCAACACGCAAGCTTAAGGAGAGCCACACCGAGGCGGTGAGAGAGTATGAGGGTGAAAAGGCGGTGATCGATGACCTCTACCGCTCGCTCAAGGAGGCTAAGACGGCTACAGAGGATGGCACTAAGAGCCAAAAGGAGCACAACGAAGCTCTATCTAAGTACAACGAGAAGAAGCAGGAGTTTATAGCCAAAGCCCCTCAAGCGGTTAGCGCACTTGTGAAGGAGCGTCTCGAGGTGAACGACCTTGCCGGAGCGTACACTGCACTCACTGCTGAGGTGCGCAAGTCCATTATGGCACGCCACAGAGAGCAGGCGATAAAAGACCTCGGGGATAGCTCCTATGAAAAGGATGCGAAGCTCCTAAAGGAGGTGCGTGCTAAGCTCCAGAAAGCGTACGGGGCGGAAGTCGGAGACAAGCAGTTCGCTCAAGTGCGTGCGGCTATCGAGAGCGGGCGTGGCTTTAGCAAGGAGTTTGTTCAGCAGTTCCGTAGGAAGATGGACGCAGCTGGCGAATCTCTTGGCTCTGTGTATGACTTCAACGATGCGGTGTACAAGCTACGCCTGTCTAAGGATAGTAAGGAGGCGCGCATCAAGGAGATCAACGCCCTATACGGGGACATCGAGGTGTCCGCCTCCAAGGCGGAGAAAGCACAGGGCAATGTAGCCGAAGCTGCGAAGAAGGCGGCGGAAGGGTACAAGCGTGCCAGCGAGCAAATCGCCAAGATACGTGCGGGCAAGGATGCCAGTATAAGAGCTGGCGAGGAGGCTAAGACTATCGAAGGGCTTAAGAAGCAGCAGGAGGAGTATGCCAAGACCTACGAAACGCTCACTGGGAACAGCCTCAAGCCGAAGAAGGGCGGGGGAGCAGGTGGTGGAAGCACAGCCAAGAAGAACGCCCAGCACGAGGTGGCAGAGCGCAAGCAACGTGCGGTAGAGTTACAGCTCTTCGATGAGAAGCAGGCGCAGGACGAACGCCAACGACTGCTCAAGCAGCAAGAGGAGCGGGTAGCCACGATGGCTGATGGCTGGGAGAAGGAAGAAGCGGTACTCAAGCTCAATGCGGAGAAGCGCAAGGCGGCACGCATCAAGCAAGAGGCGGAGCTTGTCGAGGCTCTACGCACCGAGGAGCGCAAGAAGTGGGAAGCTGTTAACCCCAAGGCCAAGGACAAGGGCGAGGTGTTCGACCCAACGAAGTACACTAAGGATAATCTCGGGGAGAGCGCACGAGCTCTACTTGCAGAGCAGGAGCGCATCCACAGAGAGGCGGAGCTAAAGGAGCAGAGAGAACACTGGGAGAAGCTAATCAGCGGAGCAGAGAGCTACGAACAGAGAAGGGCTAAGGTCGCAGAGGAGTATGCCCGCAGGCGTGAAGCCCTCTATCAGCACGATGCCGAGGGCAGGCGCACCGCCTACCACGATGGGGCGGGGAAGAGTAATGAGGACGAGCTCAACCGCAAGGAACGTGAAACACTCTCTGCTATTGACAGCGAGTTCGCAGGTCGTTCTGAAGCGTTCAAGGCGTGGATGGAGCAGATAGCGACACTCTCGCTGGGGCAACTGCAGGCGACATTGGAGCAGGCGAAGGAGCAGCTCGAATCACTTAATGGGGCTTCTGGGGTAGATGGCGCAAGCATTGCAGAGGCACGTGCTAAGGTGGACGCTCTCTCCAAAGCCCTCGAGAAGGCAACGGCAAGAGACAAGGCTGCACCGCAGGTACGAACCATTAGGCAGTGGAAAGACCTCTCCGACATCATCGACAAGGGCACTAAGAGCTTCGATGAGCTAGGCGAGGCGGTTGGCGGTACAGCTGGAAAGCTCCTCAAGAGTGTAGGATCTATCGCTACTGGAGCGTTCGGTGCTATCAACTCTATACTGCAACTCACGCAGACGTCCGCTACTTCGATGCAGGAGACAGCCACGGCTAGCGCAACGGCGATGAAGACGGTAGAGCGTGCAACGGTTATCCTTGCGGTTATCTCGGCTGCGATGCAGGTAGCCCAGACGATAGCTAACCTATTCAACAACGACAGCAAGCGTGACGATGAGATAAAGGCACTGCAGGGTAGGATAGACACTCTGCAGTGGGAGGTAGACCACTCAAGCACCATGCAACTGGAGCGTGTGGTGAATAGCTATGAAGCGGTGACCGAAGCACTCGAGCGCGCGAGAAGCAAGGTCGGGGAGTACAAGGGTACGATCTCCGACATTGGCGCAGTAGTGGCGTACCTCAACAGGCGCACCGAGGAAGCCGCCAGCAGGCTCTCTGCAGTATACGAGAAGGTCGCCTACTCTGCGAACAAGGCTATCGGGGCGGACAAGTACAGCAACGCGCGTGCGCAGCTAAAGGCGATGAGCGAGCAACAGCTGGCGGTAGCCCAGCAGATGAATGCGGAGCAGAAGAAGAAAAAGACGGACGCAGGCAAGGTAGACGAGTACCGCCGTAAGCTGGCGGAGCTGGGAGAGAAGCAAGTCGAGGTTGTCAACAAGCTAACCGAGGACGTGCTGGGGGGCGACTTCTCCAAGATGGCTGACGAGCTGGGGGATGCTATCGCCTCTGCGTTCGAGCGTGGGGCGGATGCTGCTGAGGCGTTCAACAGAAAGGTGGGCGACATTATGCGTGACATTGTGAAGAAGCAACTCACCGAGCAGTTCTTGATGAAGCCTATCCTCGACATCTACGACCGCTACAAGGCTAAGTTCTCCGCCGTGGGCTTTGACCCTAAGGCGGTGGTCAATCTTACGACTTCGCTCACCCGAGATATGAAGGAGGTAGGCGCAAAGGTTGTACCAGCATATACAGCAGCTATGAAGGCGGTGCAGGAGCAGCTGACCGACACACTGGGGGCTTCGCAGGCTGACCACCAAGCCTCGAAGAAGGGTATAGCCCAAGCCTCGCAAGAGAGTGTAGATGAGAACAACGGACTACTACGCTCGATGCAGGGGCTCACAAGCGAGATCCAGAGCGACGTACGTGGCCTCTACTCTATTGCTGGCGAACAGCTCCGGCACCTCGCAGCTATCAACGACAACACCTCTCACCTAAAGGGGATAAGGGAAGACGTGCAGGCGCTCCAGCGTGGGGTGTCTGACATTCAGACCCGAGGTGTAAAGCTCAAAGACTAGCAATCCAACCTAATAGAGAGCCGTCCTGCCAGCGTGGGGCGGCTCTCTTGCGTATTGTGCAGTCGGTCAAATGCGCTATGAATCAGCAGATAAAAGGGTGCAGTTTTCTACCTCGCTCCCTTTATTTTCGTAACTATACGTAAGACCAACAACCTACGTATATGGAGTTGAAGAATATAGCCGAGATTTTAGAGCTGCCCGCAGGCGATGCGGTAGAAGTTCTCAAAAGGAAGGACATCATAGTCCCCCCGTGGGAAGAGCTGAAAAAGGCGTATGACCCTAGGGAGCACGCAGTCCTTAGCAAGTCAAAGTACCCCGACATCATCACGGAGGCGAACAAGGAGGAGAAGGTTACACGTGTTGTTCTCCCCTTTCAGAAGCTCGCAGCTCTTCGTACTGCAGAGCTTTGCTTTGCTACCCCAGTGGCGAGAAGCTACACTGCGGACGACGACAAGCAGAAGGAGGCAGCCAAGCTCATCGAGCGCCTGTACAACGCCCTGCGCATCGACGCACTCAATCGCACACGAGGGAGGAAGTACTTCTCTTGTTGCGAGGTGGCTACCATCTGGCACGCAGTCGAGAAGCCTACGACCGCTTACGGGTTTAACAGCATCGTGACGCTGCGACAGCGCACCTTCAGCCCAATGGATGGGCATCAGATATTCCCCCTCTTCGATGCGTTCGGTGACCTTGTCGCCCTCTCGGTGCAGTACAGCTCGGGTGGCACCATATACCTCGAGACGCTGACGGACAGAGAGCGCATCATCTATACAGCTGACGGCAATGAGTGGCGACTAGAGAGCCGTGCCTCTCATGGGCTGGACAAGATACCAGCGGTGTACATCTGCCGCCCTGCGCCAGCGTGGGAGGATATGTCGAGCAACGTGGATGAAATGGAGTTCTCTCTATCTCGCAACGGGAACTACCTGCGACGCAACGCAAAGCCCCTCCTTGCGGTAATCCACGACAAGGAAGTCGAGGAGGAAGATGAGGAAGGGGTTTACGAAAAGGATGGGGACAGCGAGTTCCGCTCAATCTTCGAGCTTCCCAAGGGCTCGAGTATGCAGTACGTCACGTGGGATGGTGCTCCCGATAGTCTAAAGTTCCACTATCAGACACTGCGCAGTACGTTCTTCGATGCGCTCCAGCTTCCAGACTGGTCGCACAGCGAGATGAAAAGCACGCCAATGAGTGGCGAGAGCCGTAAGCAGCTCTACATCGATGCGAAGCTCAAGGTGCTAGACGAGGCTGGCGAGCTGGAGGTATTCTTGCTACGAGAGCTTTCTGTGCTTCGCTCCTTCGCTTCGGTGATGCGCCCCGACCTTGCCGATGCTCTTATGAGCATCGTTCCGAAGGTAGAGATACAGCCCTTCGAGATTTCAGACGAAAAGGACACGATACAGAATATTGCGCAGGCACTCTCCGCTGGGCTTATCTCCCAGCGTGATGGCATCGCCTTCCTCAACTGGACGAGCGACCCAGATAGGACACTCGATGACATCAGGGAGGAGCGCAAGTACGAAGCGAGCGAAGCATCATACTAACCAACCGAGCTGACTATGACTATTACATTTTTCGTCAATGGGCGACCGCTAACGAGCGTTACCCCCGAGGATACGAGCTACCGATATAGGAAGATTTCGGGGGAGGACAGGGTATACCTCACGTTTGTAGCTGACCGCCTCACGACTATCCCCGTGGGGGCTACTATTCGCTTCGAGGGGGCTACCTACACACTGCTATCCCCTGCTGTCATCACGAAGCATAACAACAAGTCCTATCATCATTCACTGACGCTGGGTGCGCCCTGCGAGCGCCTGCGCCTGTGGCGAATGAAGCACCGCACAGATGGGGCGGTGAAGTTCAATCTCACAGCAAAGCCCGAGGAGCATCTGCGAATGCTCATTGATGCAGCGAGTGGTGCGGACACCGAGGCGGAGAAGTGGACTATTGCGTCTTGCCTTGACGCTCCCGAGAAGCTCATCAGCTACGACCATACGGACTGCCTTAGTGCGCTGGGGCTTATTGCTAAGACCTTCGACACCGAGTGGGTGGCAGAGGGCAAGGCTATCCGACTGGGGAAGATTGAGGCGAACGCTACCAGCCCGCTGCCACTTGCCTATGGGAAGGATAAGGGGCTAAAGTCGGGGCTGAAGCGTGAGAACGACCAGAGACAGACCCTTATCCAGCGTCTGTATGTGCGGGGCTCAGATCGCAACATCCGCCACGATAGGTACGGCTCAAAGACCCTGCACATGCCTAAGAGCGAATCCGTGTTCTTCGACGGGGATAGGTTCTCAGGAGAAGCAGGGTACAACACAAGAACACAGGCACTATACTTGGTTAGCCCAAATGGAGACTATGTGGAGCGAGTGAGTTCGGAGGGGCTCACGGGTGGCGAGGGTAGCTTAGACGCTACCGACATCTATCCCTCTCGAGTGGGGAGTGTGACATCGTTTGAGCAGCTCAAGGGCGAGAAGAAGGATAAGCACCCTTTGTTTGCCTTTACCGACACATCTATACCTGCCTCGCTGGATTATACCCAGTGCCTTATCCCGAACCAGCCTCTTACCATTGCATTCCAAAGCGGCATGCTCGCTGGGCAGACGTTCGAATCCGAGTACACCCACAAGGATAGACGCTTTACCATCATCGGGAAGGAGGTAGACGGGGTATGGATGCCCGAAGCTCCGTATATCGCTAAGGCTGGCGACAAGTACGCAGTATTTTCGGTGGAGCTTCCTGCCCCCTACATCCGTGATAACAATACTAAGACGGGTGCGGAATGGGAGTTGCTCCGCCGTGCGCTCAAGCACCTACACGAAGCTACACAGCACCCATACGTCTATCGTGCCGACCTTGACGGACTATGGGCGAAAAAGGACTGGACGAACAGGGGCGGTGCTATCCGCCTCGGTGGGTATGTTCGGTTGTCCGACCCCGAGCTAATCCCCTACGGAGTAGACCTGCGCATCACTGGTATTAAGGACTATCTCATCAGCCCCGAAACGCCCGAGATTGAATTGGGTACTGGGGTGTCCGCTTCGTCCATCCTCACGACTATAGAGCAGATGCGTCAAGAGGGCGCACGGCAGGAGGAGGCGGTGAAGGAGGTGCGACAAGAGGGCTCACGCAACTATAAGCAGGCGCTGGAAGCATCGGAGCAGATAGCACGAGCGACGGCTGAGCGCTTCTCCTCATCTATCAGTCCTGCCACGATCAAGACGATGCAGCTCATCGCAGGTGACCCGCAGACGCAACTTCGCTTCAAGACCCCTGCGAACTGGACGCCCGAGTACAACAAGGATACGCGGGTATTGCGCTTGCCCGCTGGGCAGATAGAGTGGCTGTACAACCCATCCCGCACGCTCTCTTCTTCTGAGCCTAATGCGGGGAAGGTATGGGCGCTCCCAGAGATGCGCACGCCTGCGCTCTCTGACCCTAATAAGTCCTACTACATATACGCACGCTGCAACAATGGGGTGGGCGCTTCGCTCGCTGGGGCGTTCGTGGTGGACACTAACCCCCGAGAGCTTAACGACGGCTCGGCAACGTGCCTTCTTCTCGGCCTGCTATCTTCCGCAGACGAGACTGGTGCACGCTCATTCTCTCGCCTCTACGGCTTCACCGAGGTACTACCCAGCCAAATACGCACGGAGCGCATCGCATCAGCTGACGGAAGCACGACCATTAACCTAAATACGGGAGAAATCGTGAGTGACAAAATTTCGTTCGTCCACCCCGACGGGGCGAAGAAGTCCTACCCCTCGGACTACCTGCACGAGGCTATCCAGGAGGGTACGACAGAGATACAAGGCGGTCTAGTGCTAGGCTCAACCATCGGCGCAAAGAACAACGCGGGGGCGGTCGCGTCGTACCTCTCGGGCGTGGCTAACCTCCCCGCCTTCGCCGCGGGTGTAACCGACTTCGGCAAGCCCAACGAGGCGCGCGTTGTCTCGATCAACCACGACGGCACGGGACGCTGGGGACAGATGGAGGTGATGGAAGGTGGCAAGGTCTTGCAGATCGGCTCTATGCGCTTCGGCGGAAAGCTCCCCAACACATACACGCAAGACCTCCGCACACTTGAATTCAACGACCCACGCCACGAACGCTCACGTACCTATATCGGTGAAGATGGTGCGCTCTTCTTCTTCGGTATGTGGGGCGCAACGCCACGTTTCGTGCGTATCTCAAACCAGCTAAACAAGCCTGTCTTGCAAGTTAGGGGAGACGTCGACATATCGGGCTCACTCCTCGGTGGGCGTGTGTACGCAGGTAACGTGAGCTTCGAGCATAAGTGGGGAGCGCGCTCCGACCGAATGAGCATCCGAAGGAAGGAGACAGGTATATACATCGTCACACACGACCTCGGACATACGCGCTACTCGGTTCTATGCATGGATGCTGGCAACGGGCGACACAATGCTAAGGCGGGGAAGATCACGGCTAACTCATTCGAGATCTACACTAAGTATGATAACACGCTGTATAGCGATATTGACTTCACGTTCTTAGCATTCGGAGACAACTACTAACCATCACCAACCTAACCAACCAAAAACAAAGACTATGAGTATTATCGACTTCTTCGACCCTGACGCATTTTCCAAGACGGAGATAACGCACGCAGCGGTAATCGGGATCTTCTGCTATGCGAGTGTGACTATCGCCCGCTTCCTTGACCTTGCGTCCGCGCTTATGCGAGACAAACGCTTTGACGAAAAGCAGGCTCGCATCATCGTAAGCGAGGGAAAGCTGGAGGGAGACCCAAAGAAGTTAGCCAAGAAGTTCGGGAACGGAGCGTCAAGCAAGGGCTACACTTCATTCGTTATCAGACTTTCGCTGTACTACATCTGTGTAGCTCTTGCAGGCATTGCCGATGGGATACTTCTTATGTCTGACGCGTGGTCATACGCTCACATGAACGAGCTCCCATACATATCAATGTTGGTGACGCTACTTATAGTACATACGGAGTTCACGAGTATTTGGGAGAATAGCCCCAAGAACGTGACACAGAGTATGGAGAAGAGTATGCGACGCTTCGTGAAGGGGGCTAATGCAATACGCAACAAGGACGTCGAAGAGATCCGAGAGATCTTTGTCGAGCGAGTAAAGAGAGAAGAAGGAGAAGAGTAATACCAATACGACTATGAGCAAGTACTTTTCATTGTCCGAGATGACGCATAGCCCCACGGCTATCTCTCGGGGCATCCCCAACGATCCAACGGACGAGCAAATACAAGACCTCAACCGCCTGATGGAGTACTTAGACGGCATCCGTGAGGAGTTCGGTCAGCCAATTATCGTCACCTCGGGCTTCCGCTCCCCACGGCTCAACAGAGCAGTGGGCGGTGCGACGACCAGCCAGCACGTCAAGGGGCAGGCAGCGGACATACGACCCGCACAAATCACGGACATCGGGAGGCTGTTCCGCCTCATCCGCTCGCACGGGGGCTTTGACCAGCTCATCGACGAGCATCCAGCGGGTAGAGCCCCGTGGATACACGTGTCAATAGCACCGACCACACGACAGCCACGAGGCGAGGTGCTGGAGTATGACGGCAAGGGCTACAAGCGACTTAACTAACACAGCAGGGCGGGCGGTAATGGGGTGGCCTCCCGTCCTGCATCTAACCACCCCGACAACAAACGATATATGCGACCATTTGGAAGTAAGAGCGAACAAGGCAAGGCGCTCCAGCTGGTGCAACGTGGTACGGACAAGCGCATCCCCGTGGAGTTGGTCAAACAGCCCTCGGGAGAAGTCCTCGACCCTGCGGAGCTGGAAGGACTGCACGTGATGGTGTCAAGCGAGAGCGGAATGGAAATAGCGACCATCCCGTACACCATCGAAGACAAGAAGCTGGTGGTCGAGGTCACGGCAGACGTCTCACGACATCTGGGGCTCGGCGTGTACACGATGACCGCCACGGGGCGCATTCCCGAGCCTGCGTATGCCGACGGCTACCACGACTACGAGATAGTAGTGCCTCTCTGCAAGGTCACGAAGTACGGTAGCAACGAGACGCCCGTCAAAGTGCAGGCTAACGTGCTGGAGGGATTGCGTGGCGATACTGGTCTATCCGCCTACGAGCTGGCGGTGCAGGAGGGTTACCAAGGCACACTTCAGGAGTGGCTAAGGAGCCTTGGGGGAGCAGACGCTTACGAAGTCGCCAAGAGTGCTGGCTATACGGGTAGCCGTGAGGAGTGGCTAAAGACACTCATCGGAGAGACTGGGCTATCTGCCTACGAACTCGCCAAATCGGAGGGCTACGAGGGTAGCCTAACGGAGTGGATCGCCTACCTAAAGGGCGAGAAGGGGGACAAGGGAGACAGCGCCTACGAGGTGGCGGTGAGTGAAGGCTACACTGGCGACAAACAGGCGTGGCTGGCGTCGCTCAAGGGGGAAAAGGGCGACAAGGGCGATAGCGCCTATGCCTCCTACCGCGCAACGACCACCGACAGCACGCCAATGACCGAGAAGCAGTGGTCAAACGCAAACGACTTCTTTTATCAATTTCTCTTCCTCATACTAAAGGGAGCGGGAGTGCAACCAACAGAAACAGATATGACAGCAGACCAAGTGTACGAGCTTGACCGCCAGCGCAGGGAGATCATCAGCGCTATCAAGTCTAAGGGAGTGCCAGCGAAGGAGAGCAACGGCATCGGCGATCTCGCACGGCTCATCAATGAGATATACGCTCCAGTGATTGACATCTTCAAAGAGCAGCAGCTTCTAGATTGGGTCTCGGATGAATTTCCGGCACTGAGGGTGTACCGAGGCTACGCACCAGCTAGCCTGAGATATATGCTCGGCAGGTGTTCAAGACTGAAAAGGATGCCAACGCTTATGGAGGTAGATGAAGTGGTAGACATCTCGTATATGTGCTTATCGTGCACGTCGATGACATCTGCGCAGCTGCCAATTATGGGCAAAGTCACTACGGCAGCATCAGCATTCAATGGATGCGTCCTCCTTGAGAGTCTAGAGATTGGTGGGCTTCCGCTATGCAAGCATCTGAACTCTCTCGTATCTGGATGCAAGGCGCTTAAATCTCTTAGCCTTGGAGATTGCTCTAATGTTGAGCTTATCGATCAGATGGCCGTTGGGTGCGTCAATCTTACAGATGTGACCGCCGTGTTTGGAGGGAGCTTGAAAAGTATGAATATGTCCTTTTACGGATGCTCTTCGCTGCGAAAAGTCGACGCCATCATGGATCTCTCGGAGTGCGGGGATGTGGGAAACGCCTTTACAAATTGCACCTCCCTCGAGGAGCTGCGCCTTAAGGGGCTTAAGGTAAGCATTGACCTCTCCGCATGCACCAAGCTCTCTATCGATAGCGCACGCTATCTCCTTGAGAACGTTCAGACGGTTAGCGGTAAGCGCATTGACCTAAGTCGTAAGCTTCTTGAGGCAAACGAAGAGGCGCTTGGAGACCTCGGAGATACGGCCAGCGACAAGGGTTGGACTATCAATTATAAGTAGCCTTTAACAACTTGATTATGAAACGTGAGCATTCAGTGAGCATTAAAGCGCCCAAGGGGCAGATGGTCGTGAGACGTGGGAGCCGTGAGAGCCGTAGCGTAGGCTACCTCGTGCGATGCCCGAAGCAGGACGCACACCTCTACGAGCTAATGCCCGAGGAGGAAGCCCGAGCCTTAGAGGCGCAGTGGATAGCCGAAGATGAAGCTAAGGCCAAGGATGAAGCCGAGGCTGGCGAGGCTCATCCATAAATAAATGCGCCCCACCAATCGGCAGGGGGGCGGGGGGGGGGGGGGGGGGGGGGGGGGTTTTTTGTGGCGGAAGTA